CTTTCTTTTCCACGGTATCAAGGAGACTTTATTTCTAAAAGATATGATGACGTAATTGCAGAAAAAGAAACAGTAGAAAAGAAACACGTTTTTATTATGAATGAAGACCTACCACATGACGATGTTAATAATCAATTTGAAATTAGTTGGGAAGAAGACGATATTGTTTCATACAAAGTTCCTAAAATTTTAGCACTTAAAAGACCTACTTGGGAAGTAAACCCTACTCGTAAAATAGATGATTTTAAATTAGCATTTTATACAGACTTAGGTGATGCAATGATGCGTTTTGCATGTGTTCCAACTTTTGCATCTGATGCATTTTTTAAACAAAAAGAAAAACTAGAAAAATGTATGAACACTAGAAATCCATTAGACTCTTTTAGAAGATTTGATGCAACCTTTAAAGCAGATCCAGAAAAAATATATTACATTCATGCTGACCTTGCACAAAAACATGACAAGTGTGCCGTTGCCATTGCTCATGTGGACAAGTGGGTTAATATTCAAGTTATTAAAGATTATGAACAGGTAGCCCCTATTGTTATTGTTGATGCCGTTGCATGGTGGGAGCCAAGGGCAGAAGGTCCAGTAAATTTATCTGAGGTAAAGCAGTGGATTATTAATCTACGTAGAGAAGGATTTAATATTGGCATGGTTTCTTTTGACCGTTGGCAGTCTTTTGATATTCAAAATGAGTTGCAGGCTGTTGGAATTAGAACAGAAACTGTTTCAGTTGCTAAAAAGCATTATGAAGACTTGGCCATGATGATTTACGAAGAGCGTGTTGCTATACCAATGATTCCAATTTTATTAGAAGAAATGTCAGAATTAAAAATAATGAAGGGAAATAGGGTTGATCATCCTCGCAAAAAATCAAAGGACTTGGCTGATGCGGTTTGTGGAGCGGTATTTGGAGCAATATCTCACACACAAAAGACTAGTAGTACAGAGATAGATGTCCATACTTGGAGTTCTTCAACACGACTTGCGGAGAAACAGCAACGTATGGTAGAATTAGATAATCGGGAAATGCCTAACGATGTTAAGAATTTCTTGGATAAACTAAACTTAATATAAACTAATAAGGAGAAGAATGAATTCATTTAAGAAACTTGCCACAGTCTTGGCTGCAGCCTTGACACTTGGCGTGATGTCGGCACTTCCGACACAGGCTACAGTATATGCTGACGTTGTCACCATTGATGCCGTAGCAGATACAATCAATCCTGGCGAGACTGCAACAGCAGTTGTGTCAGTATCATTTTTGGGAACATCAACTGGAGATACCGTTTCGGTAATATCTGCAGTGTTGTCTGCCCCATCTACTGCTAGCGTTCCACAGTTTGCTGTTACAGAAACATCTAGCGCAACAGTGGCGTTATCATCAGATACAAGAACTGCAGCAATCTCACCAGCAACTAATACTACTGGTTATGTTACTGCAAAGTTGACAGCATCACTTAATGTGCCTAGCGTGGCTGGAACATATGTAGTTAGATTTATTCCTACATTGACTAGCGCATCTGGTTCAGTTACATCTGCTGCCCTTACATGGACAGTTACTGTTACCGCTCCAGATCTTAAGGCATCAACTGCTTATACAACATCTATTTTAAATGCTGGTGAAACAATCTCAGCAACAACAGATGCTACTGTATATGCTTCAAAGACAGTCTCATCTGATGCAGCAGCAGTTATTGTTTTAACTCAAAAGAATGCTGTTAATGCTTCTGCTTCAGAATCTGTTACAGCAACAATTTCAGGAGCGGGTATGTTGGGTTATGGTACAAACCATACAACAATTAACGGTCTTGGTAGATCATTAGTTGTACCTGCAGGAAACTACATTGGAGTATTCTCTGATGGAACATCTGGCGTAGGAACAATTACTCTTACTTCACAATCTGGAGCATTGTTAGCAACAGAAAAAGTAACGTTTTATGGTGACATTGCCAAAGTTGTTACAACTGTAAAGAAGCCAGCAATTGCTGTAGGTTCTAATGCAGACGCAATTTCTGCCGTAGCATATGATGCTGCTGGCGTAGTTGTAGGAGCAGGAACATTAACAGTTACTTCAAATGATCTTACAGTAATCAGCAACTCAGCAACAACTGCTTCTATTTCTAATGGTGAAGCGTTGTTTTCTTTGGCTGGTGTTAAGACTGGTTCAGCAGGTGTAGTAGTAAAGAGTGGAACAATCTCTGCAGACACAGTTACTGTGCGTGTAGAGGCTGCCGTTGCTTCTATTAAGTTGGCTTTTGATAAAGCAAACTATGTAGCAGGAGAGCAAGCCACAATTACTCTTTCACCAGTTGATGCAACAGGTGCCGTATTGTCTGGAAAGACATATGCTAACCTACTTGCTTCTACAGGAATTACTACAAGTTATTCTTTTGGTGGATCAAGCGATACCATTACTGCAACATCTATTACAACTGACGCAAATGGTGTAAAAACTTACAAGGTTTACATGCCATTATCTGCAGGAGCAGTTACTATCAGCGCAACTGGTGGAACTGATTTACCAGTAGCGGGTCAAGTAAAGGTGTCAGCATCTGCAACAGTAACCGATTCAGCATCACAAGCACTTGCTGCTGTGGCTGCATTATCTGTAACCGTTGCACAACTTAAGACATTAATTACAACCTTAACTAATCTTGTATTAAAGATTCAGAAAAAGGTTAAGGCTTAACAACTCCTTATAAAAATTGAGGGTAGATTAATTTCTACCCTCTTTTTTATTGCATAAAAATGGTATAATTACTAATATAATTACACATAGGAGACCACCACTCAATTGACCAATCTCAAACGAAGACTAATATTAGCCTTTGGGGTGGGACTGTGCTTAACAATTTTTGGAATAATGGCTCCTGATCGTGCTCATGCTACAGAAAATCAAGAACAAGTTGTTGTAAGCCCTGCTCAACAAGCAGTTAATACAGCCCTTGCAACAGCCACTACAGAGGTTCAACAGGCTATTACAGCCACGGATACTGCCACCGCCACCATAGCCGTAGCAGTTGCTGAAAGGGTAGAGGCTCAGGCAGCGGTAGATACAGTGACAGCCACAATAGCAGTAGCACAATCAGACGTAGCCTTAGTAGACACAGCGACAGCCACAATTAGTTCTGTAGATTTATCTGTTACACCAATAGATCAAAGTTCGCAGGTAGTTCAAGATGCTAAAAATACTATTATTACAGCACAAACCTCCATAAATAATATTGACACATCAACTGCACAAGTACAAATATCTGAAGTCATTGCAGCAAAAACAGCAGCAGCAACAGCACAAGCAACTGCACAAACCGAACTAACTCAAGCCAACATTGCAATTGATAATGCACAAACAGCAGTTAATAATTTGCAAGCCACCATTGGAACTAGCACAAATGTTTTGGCTGGAGTAGATGATGCTGGTGTTCAAATGAATCTTCCGTTCGGAATGCAAATGGGTGGAACTGTTTACAACAATGTATTCGTTGGATCAAATGCAACAATAACATTTGGAACAAATGAAGGATGGGTTTATCATACAACTCCAGGAGCACCTTCAGTATCTATTGCTGGATGGGACTGGACTACTTGGAGTACAGGAACTGGAATTACATATTCAACCACTGGAACAAGTTTAGATATTGCTTGGGATTTAAGACCATTTCCACAACAAGATGCTTCTACTCAAATGGTTCAGGTAAGATTTAATGCTGATGTAAATCCAAATGATGGTGCATGGATGGCAAATGTAACTGCTAATGGACCAATACCAGATCAAGCGAGATTTAATGTTAGAGAAACAACTAACGGTGCACTCATTCCAATTACAGATACTAATGTTGGAGCAGGTTTTGCTGGACAAATAAGTCAAGGTGCAGCATTTACTCCGTATGTAGACCCAAATACAGAAACAGTTCAGGCAGCGGTTGACTCAGCAAATGCAACTATTGCACAATTAAACTCAAGCCTTACTCCAGTAGTTGCTCAAAATACTACAAACACATCTAATATAAATGCTATTAATACTACATCTTTAACCAATACGGTAAACTCAGCGGTATCAACAAAGACATCTCTTGAGTCATCATTAAACACTAAATCAAGTCAACTAGTTACTGCAATTAATAACA